TATTCTGTCTGCTTCTTTACCAAAACATTCTTTATACATTTGGGCATAAGCAGCTCCTTGTAAATCATAAACAGTTTGTAAGTGATTAGAAGTCTTAAAATCAATTACCCATAATTCACCATCAATTTCACAAATGCAATCACAAGTACCAGCTATTTTTAATTCATCACTAAATAAATGTACCTCCGTTTCAATTAAAGTAGGTTTATAAGTTTCCCAAAAATCAACAAATTTTAAAAACATTTGCCACACTGTAGGATCCATTTTAGGATAACCTTGTTCATTTAAATAATTTAATTCTTTACCCTCAAAATATTTTTCAATAAGTAAATGTACAGCAGTTCCTTCTTCACCAGATTTTTTTACTATCCAATCTGCACTATAGCCTACTTTTTTAAGCCAATCTTCAAAATGTTTGCCCTTAGGATAGGAATTTAAGACATAAGTAACAGATGGGTAAAATTCACCATTTCTCCTATAATATCTAGAATCTGGTAGAGTTATTTGTTTATGATCATCTGATATTTCTAATATCCTATTGTATGTTTTTTTAATCATAATGATAATTTATGCTCCATCAAAGAAAAATAAGTTAATGGAAACGTTTTTTGTATTAATTTTGTGAAATTTTTAAAACCCATTTCACTTGGATCCTTATCTTGCATATCTACAAAATAGACTTCTTTACCTTCGGCCATTAATATCTCACAAAAACGTAAAGCTTGTTTTATAGCATCCTTATCTAATGCTATATATATTTTTTCAACTTTTGAAGTAACTAATTTTTTCATTAAGT